ATCGAAGATGGTAACTACAACATCTCACTTGCCGTCCACCACGAGACGAGAGTCTGGTTTAGTGGAGCTTTCCGCTACCATTTGAACGTTGGCGATGATGTGTTTTCACGCATCGACCGCACCGGTCAAATAGCGGCAAAATGGCTAGGCGCGCGCTTGGATGCACGCGCTTTCTGGCAAGCTATGCCATGGTCCTGGTTCATCGATTGGTTTACAGATGTTGGCGCTATCGTAGATAACGCTACAGCTGCTAGCCTTGATGGCCAGTTGTTGCAATGGGGTTATCTGATGAGACACGATGTCCATCGGAAAACCTTCATGACCGATTCCACCGTCAGCTATGACGACGGTATCAACCCCAGGGTTGGGATTGGTAACTTGGCTACTACTTGGGTTTCTGAACGCAAGCAAAGGGTCAAGGCAACGCCTTTCGGTTTCGGGTTCGACCCCGGAACTTTCTCGGTCCAGCAATGGGCTATTCTAGGTGCGCTCGGTATGACCCGAGCGCCTAATAAGCTTTGGTAAGCTTATCATGCTTGTATCCTTGTGATAGATACATGACCTAGTACAAATTAATACCAACTTAACAATAAGTTAATAGAAAAGAGTAATGCCATGGCATTTTCCGATCCTCAGACGCTCGGTTCCACTTCGCTTCCGCGAACTGGTTTCGGGCTTGCGTCTGGCACTTTTACTAGTGCGGATGGCACCAAGAAGCTTACGATCTCGCATACCTCTGGTAAGCGTTCTCGTAGCATCTACCGTGTTGATCTCAGCAAGATTGCTGCAGACCCGTTCGTTGCTGGTCAGAATAACAGTGTTTCGATGAGCGCTTATGTGCTTATCGATGCCCCTAAGCAGGGGTTTACTGCTTCTGAGCAGGTTTCCGCTGTCGCCGAGCTTCTTAGCTCGCTGACGTCCGGTTCGAACGCTTCTCTCACCAAGTTCGTTGGTGGAGAGAACTGAGATGGATCGCATCTTTGATGTGTTCCTAGGCGGGGCAATTTGTCTTGCTGGTATGGCCTCTATTGGGATCGTTGGAGTGTTTTCACTCCTCGGTCTCCGTCGTGGCCCGTCTGGCAAGCACTGAACCCTGAAGTAATGCATGGCTATGGAAGCACTACCCCCTATTGAAGGAGGAGGCTTGAAAAGCCTTACGTTACTCGCAGATCTGATTCTCAATGATCTTGGGAATCGAGTCGGCATAAGTACCCTTAACGACAAGAAAACGGTCGCTAAGCGTGTCGAAGATGAAGGTGATTCGTTTTTAACGATCACCCTTGCAAAGTTCTGTAAAGACTTCGAAAGAAGTCTTGATCAGGGCTTTGTTGATCACGACCTTTTTAAAGGTTTTACCTTTAAAGGCAGTCTCCCCCGATTCCTCGGAGGTTTCTTTGATCTCATTTTCGATCGTGGTACTGGTATCCTACTGGACGATTTTTCTATCGATTCAATTTATTCCATTCGCCAGTTTTCTGGCATGTGGTCTAAAATTGAGCGCGACTGCACCCCTGAACGGGTTGCGGCTGCATTCGATGATTATCATCTTAGTGAAGAAGCCGTTAAGGTTGCAGACGCTACACTCCTACCTCATGAATATGAGGACTTTGAGCGTATGTCTGCTCTTCTTTTCAGGAGTCTGTTCTCTATTCTAGACCGCGAGGTCTATAACGGAAACTCTCTCCCGAAGCACGGTCCAGGTTCTACTGCTGATGGTACTCTTGGTAACAAGAAGTACCATTGGCGAACTTGGACAGAGCGCATGGAATATCTATTCCCTGCGTCGGAGTTTTTAGCTCCGAGTTACTCTCTCTATTTAGAGCGTGACCTTCACTGGCTCACCCCGGGACAGGAGCCACCTGTTAAGGTGATTACTGTCCCTAAAACTATGAAAACGCCACGATTGATTGCTAAAGAGCCTGTTCACATGCAGTATGTGCAGCAGGGTCTTCTTGAATTAATCATGGATAACTTCAAGAGGGATGACATCCTCTCGAAGTTTGTCAGTTTTGATGATCAGGAACCTAACAGGTTCCTTGCTCATGAGGGATCCATTGATGGATCCCTTGCTACACTAGATCTTAGTGCAGCCTCTGATCGTGTTTCAAATCAGCTGGTCCTCCGAATGACTAAGCTTTGGCCCTCC